ACCCAGCTCTATAGGTCTCAAAACGCCCCTCGTCGTTTTCTTGGGCGTGTGCCTCTAGCTCTGCGATAGCTCGCTCGATAGCAAGCTGGCTGTTTTGCAGGGTAGGGTCGGTAATAGAGTACTCGAATAGCCCAAACTTGTTTATACTCGACGGTAACGGTACTTTAGCCACCACTGGTATTAGCGGTGCGCCGGTCATATCCACATTAGTAGTACCGCTACTCGGTACTGGCGGTGCAGTCTCAAACCGTACGTATTTTTGCGTAAACGACCAATAGCAGTCAAACCCACCGAGTGCGCTGTCGATAAACTCTTTACCTACTGTTTGTGCTACCCCGTCGACTGTAACGACTGGTAACGTAGCAAACTTAAAGTTAGTACTAAACTCGGTACTCTCGCCGTCGCCGGCTGCTACTGTCGTACGCTCTGCTGTCGGTGCGTCGCCACCCTCTACGACAATACTGTTACGCAGTTGGCTAATATCTTTACGTAAAAACAGCGATGTATTTATATGGTTGCCGTCGCCGTCCTCAATATTAAAGGGTGCAGCCTCGGCGTTTTGTGCAAAAAAATGTAGGTTTTTATTATAGTCGATGTACCACGAGTAGTTTAATAGTCGGGCTAATTTGTCGAGGCACTGCGAAAAAGTTAGCCGGTTAAAGCTAATAGCAGCAATAGTCGCCGGTGCGCTAACTGCTGTCATTGTAAACCCTGCCGGTGCGTAGTCGGCAAACAGCTCACTAATAATAAAGTCGCCGGTCTCGCTAATAAAGCGCTCGGTAACTAGCTTACTGTCGAGCGTGTGGGTAAAGTCGCTACACTCGATTGTATACGTTAGGTTGGGTGCCTCTAGTATTTGGCTGCTATAGTTTATAACTACCCCACCGTAAATACGTTGGCTGTCGAGCACTACAATAACCTCTTTATTTAACTCGGGTACAAACGTAACGTCGGGCGTCTTTTCGACTGTAAAAACGAAACTGTCACGCTCACTATTACGAGCGTCGAGTATAGATATACTGTCGGTAGTTACGTTGTTTGTTATGTCGTCGCCGTCGTGGGTAATCGTAAACATATATTTTATAGCCCAGCTACTCGCTGCTGGTTACCTAGCTGCTGCATAATTTCTTTAGCCATACGACTTGCAGCCTGTCGGTCGTTTAGAAACGTACCGCTAATATTTATTACTACCCCACCTTTACCACCTAGGGTCTCGGGTGTTTTTGTAGCGATAATATAGTCGTCGGGGTGTGTACTTATGATGTCGCCCTTTGGCGAAATAATAGCGTCGTTAACACTATAGTTGCGGGCACTCTCGCTAAACGACGGCGTATCGCCCCACACCTTGTCGCCTAGACTTTGTAACCACCCACCAATAGTGCTGGCGGTACCACCGATAGTCGACCCCTCGAATATACCCAGCTCGCCGGTTGTGCCTACACTTGCACCGATTTGCTGGCTCTCTTTTCGCAGTCTAGCTAGCGTGTCGTCGCTGGCGTCCAGTGATTTGTTAGCCTCGATTTGTTGGTCGGTTAGGTCTTTTAGTGCTCGGGTATATTTCTTGGTACTCTGCTCGCGTACTATCGCCTTTTGCATTTCTGCATTTATAACTGCTTTAGCCTCGGCAAACGCTGCAGCGATACGCTCTTTAGCTGCTGCCTTTTCGGTGTCGACTATAGCTGCCTGTGTCTCTTGTATCGTCGCTTTAATGGCGTCTTGCTGCGCGGTAATAGCTGCAGCCTCGGTACCTAGGCTCTCTAGTCGTTTCGCTAAACGTGCCTGCTCTGCTAGCTCTTGGGCTGCAATGGTTTCTAGCTTTTGCTCAAACTCTGTTAGATTGTTAAACCGTGCTGCCTCTGCAAGCTCTGCCGATAGCTCGGTCTTTAAAGTAGCAGCGTTGTCTAGTGCTACTTTTTCTTGCGCTAGCTGTATGTTTAGAGTAGCTATTTTTTCTTGCGCCTCTTCTTGCGCTTGCTGTGTACGCTGTCGAATACTCTTGTATTGTGCTCGTGTAATTTCCTCGTCTTTTTGGTTGTCGCGAGCCTTTTCGCGCTCTCGGTCGGCGTCGCGTACGCTAGCTTTTGCAGCAAGTAACTGCTCTTCGATGTCGGCAATTTTCTGCTCTTGGTCTATAAAGGCGTTAGCTTTATCCATTTTGTAGCCCTCTTGGCGCTCTTCGCTCTCTTTAACCGCGTCTGCCATTTGCCCAGCAACGTCGCCAGCTTTTTTACCCAGCTCTGCTAGCTGCGCTTGGCTGCTAATTAGAGTGTCGTTTAGTTGTATTAAAGTACTGTCGTAACTCGTAACGCCCTCTTTAGCGTCGAGCCACCCAGCGTTAGCACTCGCAATAGCTGCACCGTTTTGGGCAATTTGGTCGGTACTCTTTTTTATACTGTCTGATATTAGCGAGTATGCCACGGTAGCTGCGCCAATAACCGCCACTAGACCGGCTAACGGTAGCAAAACAGCCCCTAGGGTCAAACCAAACGGTATTAGCGCTGCTGTGGCTTTGGCGGTCGCTGCAGTAAAAGCAATGTACGCAACCCCTGCCGACCCGAGCGCAAACGCTAGCCCAGCTATAGCCGTCGTTAACGTGAAAATAGCCCGCACTGTCGCTGGGTTTTCGGCTGCAAACTTTGCAAACTTTTCTAGGGTACCTGCGATACTCTCGCCCAGTACAATAAACGCCGGCGCTAACGCCTCGCCTATTGTACTTTTTAGGTCGTCCATAGTGGCAGACATTTGCTGCAGTTGCTCACTAGCTGTTAGCTGTACTTCGCCGGTAGCTGCTAGCTCTTCGCGACCCTGCTTTAATACAGCGTTTAGCAACGCCTGCTTTTTTTCTGCGTCGGTCATTGTCGCCACAGTTTTGCCTAGCTCTTTAGCGTAGTTTTCTTGTGCCTCGCCCAGCTTTATAGTAATACCGAGGTTGTCGAGAATTAAAGGCGAGCCTCGACCAATACCCGTAGCAATGTCGTTAAACGCTTGCGTAGTGGTTAGCCCCATGTTTTGCCCTTTCAGCCGTGCCACTTCCATTAAAACCGTCATTGTCTCGATGTCCTCGCCCACGCCCAGTGCCATAGCCTTGTTAGCCGTTAGCATTAGGTCGGTCTCGGCAATCGTACCGGCACTAGCCTCGGTTAGGCTCGCGAGCAGTGCGTCGGTACTAATACCAGCCTGCTCGGTCATACGACCAAACGCAAACGCCACACTCTCACTACGAGCACCAATTTTAGTTAGCTCTGCACCGGCGTAGGCTAACGCACCAAACACAAGACCCCCGCCGACGGCGAGGCTCTTAAATTGCGACTCTAGCCCTGCAATTTTTTCTGTAGTACTAGCTGTGCTTTTCTTTACGTCGTCTAGCTGTTTGTTTAACTCGCCAAACGCTTGCCCAGTTTCGTTACTAGCGTTTATTTTAATGTTTACGTCATTGTCCATTGTGTATATATTGTAGCATTTGCGCAATCATTACTTTGGGCAGTTTCTTTACCTCTGTGGGCAGTAGACCAAAACGCTCTAAAATGAGTATGTAGTTTGTAAAGTCTACCCCATCATTTTTTTTTGCTCGTCGACAATGTTTTTATGTACGAAACGATAGTCTTTAGCTGGCAGCTTTTTAATGCGCTGCAGGCAGTTGGTGGCGTCGCCATTTATAGAGACAATACTACGGGCTAGCAGCTCGTCTTTTTTGGCGTTGCTAATTTTAGCTAGGTCGCTCTCTTTAGCCGTAAAGTCTTTAAAGTTCTCGCTCTTGGCGTACTTTAGCTGCGCGTTTTCGATAGCCTCGTCGTCCTCGCCGGTTAGCATTGTTTTAATAACTACCTTGGTCTCTTCGAGCGGTGTAGTTAACTCTATTTCGTAGGTTTTCATATAATTTTATTTCAATAGTTTGGTTAAAGGCTATGCCTCGTCGTAGTTTGCTTTTTCGTTTACGAGTGACACGGTAACGCCTGCTGCTGCAGTGTCGTCGTAGTGCGCCATAAACTCTACACTCTCGGTAATCACGTCGTCGAGCGGTCGGCTCTCTTGCGTCTTTAGTGTCGCGTTAGGGAATGTAATAGTTAAAGTCGGGTTTGCGCTGGTACCGATAGTACGAGCAGTGTTTACGATGTCAAACTGTAGCGCTTGTGGGGTGTTAGCCTCTGCAAGGTCTTTAAATGTGTCGTCCTCTTTTTCGTGGTTAAACGACCCACTAGCATTTAGCAATCGAGCTAAAAAGTCTACGGGTGTAACCGAGCTAATACACATTTTTTCGCGTGACTGTCGGTCGAGTGATACAGCAGCAGCAGTAATACATTTACCGTCTGCACCGGCAAGCCCCGCAATGTTAGTAGCGTGCTTAAAGGTTAGCATTTGGTGCGGTGCAAGTACGTCGTCTGCTGCGTATGCCTCGTTAAAGTCTGCGTTAGCAACCTCGTCGCGAGCCATAATATTAAAGGCACCTGTAATAACCTCGTTTAGCGCAAACGCTAGGTCGAGTTTAGATACGATAGCCCCGTTAATTGCCTTGTGCCCTAGACCACCTCGCCCCTGCGAAAATGATAGAGTAGGCTGCAAAATTGCAGTGTTCAAACTAAACGTGTGTCGGTACACACCGTTACCAGTTTCGCCCGCCTCTTCGGCACTGGTTACATTACCGAGTAGAGATTTTAGCAAGTAACCAATAGTGCGGTACCGCATATTAAATGCAGCGTCGCCCTGTACACGTCGAGCGGTAATAATCTCGCCTTGGCTAGACATACCAGTCTCTTTAGTTTCACGTACAGCAACCTTGTCTAACTCGATTTGGAAGTTAGCCGGCTCTCGCGTTCTAATATAATCTTGCGCAGCTACAAACGTCCCGCGTGCTGCTGGGTCTTCTACACCGACGCCTAGCGCCATACTTTCGCCTCTAGTTAACATATGCTATTTATTATCTTTACTACTGTTGGTAATTGCTTTGTGTTTTGCCTCTGCTTTTACAAGTGCCTCGGCGTGGTTACTCGCCTGCACTTTAATACCGCCAAACTTGGCAAACGTGTAGGTTGTAACTACACCCTCGCCTCGTGCTGGCATATCTCGCGTTGTGGCTGTTTTTGCTTTTTTCATTGTATTTATTATAACACTATTAAAAGCTGTCTACCGCACGTCGTGCACAGTAACAGTTAGTTGCAACATAGCGACCCGAGTAGGTACCTTGCCGGTGTCGCCATAACCCCACGTTACGTCGCTGGCTTTTACCCAGCCACTCTCTAAACCTGTTAGCGTTGGGTCGGCAAAAACTACGTTATGTAGCTCGCCGATACACTCACTAATAGCCAGCTCTGCTAGCTCTTGGCTCGCCTCGGTGTTTTCGTGCTCGTACACTACATATAAATTAAAAGCGTGGGTACGTTTGTTACTTTTATTACTCGACCATATGTCGGTATTCTGCCCAAACTCTAGTACGTATGCAGGGTACCCAGTTTTAATACTCGACGTTGGGCTACGGTAAATAGCTTGGTGTTTAGTCGACAAGGCTACTAGTCTCTCTAGTACTTTTTCGCGTATAGTTTCGGGTGTGTATATAGCCATAAAATTATTTGCCTATGCCGTTTGCAATATCTTTAATAATAGCACGCCGGTGCATTGCTATTTGGCTCTGGCTAGTAAACATTGCCCGAGTGAAAAACGGGGTAATCTTACGTGGCGAGGCTGGCGAAAAATACGGGTCGCCGTGTACGTACTTGGCATAGTTTGCATACGCGTGCACTCTCGACCCACCGAGCGGGCTGTCTGGTATAAAAAATATACTACGACGTAGGTTACCTGTAATAGCTGGCGCTGCGTCTTTAGCTGCACCCTCGATAGTAAACCCTACTCGCTCTACAAAGTTACGGGCTGCAACCTCGGCAGCATAGGGAAACTTGCGGGCTAGTGCCTGCGCTGTGCTCGTGTCTATGGTTATATTTATTTGCATAAAACTAGTCGACCACCTCGCCACTCGTGTGCATATGTACCTCTGTATGCCGGCGCCCACCTCTAAAATTGTGTACGTCGACCCCGTGCACACTGTACGTAACTTTGTCGGCTATGATAGTGTCGCCAATTTCGACATTAAAGTCGCATAGCAATACGTACGCCTTGTCGTAGTTACCGGCAGACTGTAACTGGTACTCGGCTCGGGCTGGCTGTTTGTGTCCGCGCAGTCCACTACCTGCAGTAGCAAACGTAGTTTTTCGCCCCGTTACTTGTTTGCGCTTTACGGTAAAAGTAATGTTGTAGTGGTCTTGCAACATATTAAAAAGCTAATTTTTTAAATTGGTCTAGTAGCCCGATAGCTATTTTGTAGTCCTCTTTATTTTCTAGGTCTTTAACAGTGTACGAATACATACCCACTTTTTCACTCTGCACATTGTCGCCACCGTTTCGCGATAGGTTAACCAACCCAGCCACGAGCATAGTAACTGCTGTCTGCAGCTCTTCGGGTGTCTCTTCGGCATACTTGGTATCCTCGTCGACTGTCTCTGCTTTTATGTAGCCATAAAATGCGTCGACGTCGTAGTTAGCGTTACCTTTATCGAAACGCCCACCCTCTCTAAATAGCGCCACTGTGTGCGGTCTGTTTAGTGGGTACTCTAGTAGGTCGGTACTCGCAATAACACTACCGCCCTTGGGTGTCACGCTTACAATCTCGCACGCCTCGTCGATATGTAGAGTACTGCTACCAATACCACTAAACTTGCGCACCTCGCTCTCTTCGACCATTAGAGTACGGTTGCAGTACTTGTCTGCAAACCGAGACATTGCTGCAGCCCAACCGTCAATTTGTGCACTAACGCTACCGTCGATAGTGACATTTAAAAATTGCTCTACTTTTTCTTCGGTCGTGTAATTTAACATAGTCTTTTTATTATTATAGCACCTGTTATAGGCACCGCTTGCTAATATCACTGCCTGCCGGTGTATACGGGCTAGCAGCCTGCTCTATACCCCCTGCGACTGGCGTATAAATACCTGTCTGTTTAGTGTAGGGCTGTACAGTTGGGTTAACTGGCAACCTGCAGCCGGTCTCTATATCCCAAAGTGCGTAGTCGCAGGGCATTACCATAACCTCTACAGTGGTCGGTAGCCGTACAAAGTACTCGGCGTTTACTAATAGAGTAGTCTGCGTTTCTACTCGATACAGTGCAGCAGTAGGTACAACCTGCTCGACTACGACACTGTAGTCGACCGGCATAGCGTCGAGCATATTATCGAGCACGGCGTACTCTGCTGGCTCTTGTATAGTCGATTGTACAAGTACTGCGTAGTCGACTGGTAACACTTCTAGCTCGGGTGCAGCAATAGCATACTCGGTCTCTAGGGTTGCGAGCGCGTCGGTTATTACAACATAAATTGCCGGTAGCGTGTCAATAGCTGGCGCCTCGACTGCATAGTTAGTCGGTAGAGTTTCGACTGCATTAGTGTTAACTGCGTACTCGGTAGCAATACTGTCGAGCGCGTCGGTTTTAACTGCGTACTGGGTCGTAATACTCTCTACCTCGCTACCCTCGACCAAAACCTCGTAGCCCGAGCTAATAGCTACACCTCTAGGCACTGCGACTGCGTAGTCGACTTGGGTAGTGTCTTGTGCACTATTTTGTACACCATACTGCGAGTTTATATTTGTTACTACGGTTTTGCCCACTGCATAGCTAGTAGGCACAGTATCTAGCGACCCGTCTACAATAGAGTAGGCTGCACCTACTGTGTCGACGTCCTCAATAGCCACCACGTAGCTCGCTGGCGTCGTGTCGACGTTTGTATCGACAAGGGCATAGTTAGTGGCTACAGCGTCGCTCTGGCTCTCTAAAACAGCATAGCCGGCAGTAACATTGTCTAGGGCATTATCTAAAATAGAGTACGCTGCAGGTACCCCGTCGGTAACTATGTTAACTATGGCATAGTTGGTCGCAATAGTTTCGAGCACTAGCTTTACGACGGTATACTCGGTTGGTGTGGCTACTACCTCTTGGTCGAGTACCGCATACTCTGCACTCGTTACCTTGGTCTCTTGGGT